GATATGATGTTTACAAAAACCCATACATGACAGAGAACGTTATCTTAATGGGCTTCAAAGGTTCTAACTTCTTCGAAACAGGAGCAGTTTACGCACCATATGTACCATTGATTATGACTCCATTAGTTTATGACCCAACTAACTTCACTCCAAGAAGAGGTGTTATGACTAGATACGCTAAGAAAATCGTAAGACCAGAATTCTACGGTAAGATTGTCGTTGATGGTTTGAACACTTTATAATCTTTGAGTAGATTAGATAAGTAATAAACTTACAATAAAAAGAAAGAGGGGACAGAAATGTCTCCTCTTTTTTTATTCTTATATTTATAGTAGTAAAACTATAACTTTTTATATATGTCTGCAAACACTTACTGGTCCGGTTCTCCATCGGGTTCATTTATTTCAGGTTCATCTACTCCATTTGGTATATACGATTCTGATAATGAATTTGTTAGAGATGCACCAAAAACAGCTACATGGGTAGCAAAACGATTGGGATATCCAATTGTAAATATTGAATTAGATAACGAACAAATATTTACTTGTTTTGAAGAATCCACATCGGAATATTCTGCACAAGTAAATCAATTTAATATTCGTAATAATCTTGACATTTTAAGAGGCCAGAAAAAACAAGCATTTGGTGGCAGAAGTAATTATTCTCAAACATTAGTAGATGGTTCATATTTACCAACCACAATTCGTATGTCCCAACAATATGGTACATTAGCCGGTGTTGGTGGTTCAACTTCAATTAAAAAAGCATATGTAAATTTAACAACAAATGTTCAAATATATGATTTAATGAATCAGGCAATTGATGTTGAAACTGGTAAAAATTTTAATCTAATATTTAGTGGTTCCTCTACAATCGATGTAACTAAAGTATTTTATGAAGCAACACCCGCAATTGCTCGTTTCTTTGACCCATATTCGGTAGGTGCACAGGGTACATTGAATTTAATGTCAGAATTAGGCTTTGGTAATTTTTCACCCGCAGCACAATTTTTAATGATGCCTTTATATGAAGATGTATTAAGAATGCAACAAATTGAATTTAATGACCATATTAGAAAATCTACATTTAGTTTCAATATAGTAGATAATAAATTAGAAATATTTCCAATACCAACAGGAGTTTTAAATAAAGTTTATTTTGAATATATAAGTAGAGATGAATTTGAACATGATTCTCAAATTATTCAACCTGAGTCTCTTTCCGATTATTCTGATATCCCATATGATTTTATTCAATATTCAAATATAAACGATGTGGGTAAACAGTGGATTAGAAAATATACTCTTGCATTATCAAAGGAATTATTAGGTGCAATTAGAGAAAAATATTCATCGGTTCCTATTCCAGATGGTGAAATTGCATTAGATGGTGCGGCGTTAAGATCGGAAGCACAAGTTGAAAAAGATGCACTTATTACACAATTAAGAGAAAACTTAGAGGAGATGAGTAGAAAGAATGTAATGGAAAATAAAACGAATGAATCCAATCACCACCAAGAAATGTTGAGAAAAGTTCCTTTAAAATTATATGTAGGATAATATGCCAAAATTTTTACAAACTAGAGACATTGAATTATTTAAAAGTTTCGCTAGAGAAGTAGTAGACGATGTTGTTCAAAATACAATAGTTTTATTCAAAATTAATATGGATGAAACAAGAGTAAACATCTATGGTGAAGCATTAAATAAAACTTGGTATCCAGGTGTACAAGTATATGCATTAATTAATAAAGACCCTGAATCGGCTCGTTATGAAGGATTTGGCCCTGAAACAGACCAAAATGTAACATTCAAATTGGATAGATGGATGTTAGAAGAAAAAGGAATATATCCAGAAATTGGTGATATAATAAATTGGAATGATGGGTATTTTGAAATTGACAATACAAACGAAATACAATTAGTAGGTGGTCAATCATATAATAATTTTAGTATTGTATGTTCTACATTTATGGTAAGTAAATCTAATTTAAACATAGAAGAAAGAATAAAATAAAATGTCTACAAATCCACTAAAAGAAACATTTAATAGAGGCAATCAAATAAAATCTACTAAAGGAGATATTAAACAAAGTATATCTCTTTTTGATATTGATTATGCAATGATGTCTTATTTAGAAGATACTGTATTACCAACCTTAGATGATAATGGTAAAGCATTAAAAATTCCTGTTATATATGGTAATTCAGAAAGATGGAAAGGTGCAAGAAGAGATGGTATTTTTAGAGATACACATGGTAAAATACAACTACCATTGATGATGATTAGAAGAACATCTATTTCAAAAGACGAAACAATGCCAATGTTAAAAAGACATGTATCTTATTCAGGCATTACAAAATATTCAAAAGATAATAGATACGATAGATTTACTTTATTAGGATCAGCTGTTAAACCAAAATACGAAATTTATAAAATTCAAATGCCAGAATATGTAGAATTGAATTATGAATGTATGGGTTGGACAAGTTATACGGAACAATTAAACTCAGTAATAGAACAATTAAATTATGTGGGTCAATATTGGGGAGATAAAGACAAATTTAAATTTAGAACAGAAGTTTCCGAATTTAATGTTGTTAATGAAGTGGGTGAAGGAACGGAAAGAATTAATAGAGTTGAATTTACTTTGAATGTTAAAGCATATTTACTTCCAGAAAAATTCGATGGAGAAAATACTACTAAAAAATCAATATCCACTAAAAGAGTTGTTATTTCAACTGAGACGGATGTAACTGCAAATGGTAGATTGGAAGGAATGTTAACAACACCATCACCATATTATGACAATAAAGATTTAATTGATTTCTTATCTTTAAATAATAGTAAAGCACAATACCCAACTACAAATAATACAATAACATTTTCCGGAATCAAACCAATTAGAGTACCTGTACAACTAACATCAGTAGTAACATCAGGATTAAATTATGGTGGAAATGTATATGATATTAAATTATATGTAAATGGTGTTAGATATTATGAAACGACACACTTTACACCATCTATTGATAGTAATTCACTAACTATTACATTTATTCCGGCAAACTTAGGTTTTAATATATCCACAGGTGATGAAATTACAATTACAGGTAAATTTATCAATATTATATAATGAAACGAAATTTATTAGATATTACTCAAAAAATAAGTAGAAAATTTAATAGAACATTGTTGTCTGTATATAATTTAAATGATCCTGACTATTTTATATTCAAAGCAGATGGGTATAGATTCACAGACATATTAAGAGAAATTGAATATAGAACAACACAAGATAGATTAAATATAAGAATAAATACACAAACCATAAGTCCAAGAGATTATATAGTTGACGAAAATAGTGGTAGTTTATTAATAAAATTTAAAAAAAGTAATTTTTCCTACTCATTAGATGAAAAAGATATTATTACTATAATAGGAGATATAGAACACCATGCTTAAACAATTTAATTCAAATAATAGAAAAATCACCAAACCAGTTCCTAAAAATATAAAAGGAAATACTTTGGATAACGATGCCTATATTGCATATTTGGAAAGTATTGCAGAAGCAGAATTTGCAGAACATAATACGAATGTTGAAAAAATTAGTTCAAAATCTCGTAAAAATACAAATCAAAAACAAATCCTAAATAATTCAACAAAAATATCTAATTTTCATAACGAAATATTAAAATATAGTGCAAAAGTTAAAAGAGTTGTTGCGGATGAATTGGAAGTAGTATATTCGGACAGTAGTAATTCCACACTACATAAATTAATAATATATAATAAATTTTTGGATTATGGAACAGAAACACCAACACCTGAAAATTTTGAAGTATTAGAAAATGGATTACATATACCTGGATTTTTCGATATAAAACAAGTTGGAAATAACATAGAAGTAACATTTACATCTATATATTTATTAAATACAAATGCACCTGCATCACAATTTAGTATAGTTGGTAGAATATTATAATATAGAATATTTATAGATAATAATAAGATAGAAAACTCAAATGGCAGATTTAATACAACCAAAACAGATTGATTTTACAAATTTTAATGTACCAATAACAGGTGCTTTAGATTTACTTGGTAGTTTGACGGTTAGACCTAGAACGGATGACGAATATTCATTAATTGTTTCGGGTGCTATGGCGGTTGTTGATAATTATGTAAATGCAAGTTTGGATAATATTAATAGAACCGCAGTATCGGCTTCTATATATGTTCAAAGATTGGGAACAATAGGGGCAACAGATCCAGTTGTAACTTCATCATATCAGTTACCAGGAGTAATAGATTTAGGAGGATTTTTTTAATTTCAACGAATAAATGATTTTTATCTTAAAAAAACATATTTATAGATTAGAATAACCTTATATTAATTAAAGTAAAGCATGGCTCAAATCATAAAACATCGTAGGGGTAGTATCGGTAATGTTAAAAATGTTACCACAAGAAACGCCGAATTAATTGTCGCATCAGGTTCAATAAGTGATTTATCAGGCCCCTTTGTGTTTATTGGGTCTCCAACCGATTCCGATGAGGGTGTGGCAGGTGTATATAAAGCCGTTTCTAAAATTTATCAAGGTACAAATAAACCAACAATACCAGCTGGTACATATGGTTCAACAATAGATGGTACTCCATTTTATTCAACCGCAGACCAAACTCTTTATATATTAGGAAATGATGGTTCTGGTGGTAGTACCAATATGGATTTAACTGGTAACTTGGAAGGTAGAAGTATTGATAAAATTACTTTACAATCTATTAATGGTTCTATTCAAGTAACAGGAAGTATTGAAGCAAGAGGAAATATATCTGCAAGTGGAGATATTACTGCATCAAATTTATCTTTAAGTGGTAATGCAAATATTAGTGGAAACATTGTTTTGGGTGGTAATATTAATATTGGTAATCAAACTACCGATTTAATCGTATTTGGTGGTGAAGTAAGTTCATCAATTTTACCAACTATTGACAACTCATTTGATTTAGGTTCCGCAACATTAAACTGGAAAGATGTTCATGTTAGTGGTACTGCATATATTAATACATTAAAAGCAGGTGCAATTACACTTAATGGTGTTCAAGTATTTGATGATTTGGGTGTAAGTGGTTCTGCAACATTCGGTTCAAAAGGTGGCGGACAAACATTTGTAGTTAGTTCATCTTTGTTTATTTCTGGAACAACTAATTTTAACGCAGGAGATGTAAGAATAAAAGATAACTTAATAGTTACCGGTTCAACATTTTTAGGTGATCAAACAACCGATTTAATAAAAATAACAGGTTCGTTAACACTTTCTGGTTCAACTAGTTTTGATGCGGGAAATGTTAGAATTAAAGATAATTTAACAGTTTCAGGTTCTACTTTTATTGGAAATGATGTTACAGATTTATTAAATGTAACGGCATCGGTAAATATATCAGGTTCTACTATTCAAACAGGTTCAGTATATGTAAGTGGAGCTGTACAATTAACAAATAATTTAACAGTATCTGGTTCTACATATTTAGGAGATAATAGTTCAGTAGATATAGTTCAAATTTCAGCTTCAGTATTAGTAAATGGTACTACAAATTTTAACAATGGTAATGTATCACTTACAAATAATTTAATAGTAAGTGGTGGTACAATTGATGCATCTTACAACGCAACAAACATTTCAATTAAAGATAATGTTTTAGGTGCATTAAGTGTTAAAGAAGGTTCAAATCCTTATATTACAATTGACACTACAAATGGTGTTGAAAAAATAAAATTACAATCAGCTGGTAATGTAGAAGTAAGTGGTATTACTACAATTGGAAATTCAACTCAAAATACAACATGGAACGATGGAGCATTAATCGTTAGTGGTGGTGTTGGAATTGGTAAAAACTTATATGTTAGTGGTTCTACTACAATTGCAGGTAATCTTACAATTTTAGGAAGTTCATCTATTGTAAATATAGCAGCATCTACTATTCAATTAGGAGATAACATATTAGAATTGAATGGTAATGGTTTAGCAAATGGTGGTATCTATGTAAAAGACCCAACAGGAGCAAGTACAGCAACTGGTTCATTAATATGGGATTCAACAAATGATTATTGGGCAGCGGGTTTAAAAGGTGCAGAAATTCAATTAGCAAACTATCCTTATGTTTCATCATCTCTTGGTGATTTAAGTGGTTCATTATTTGCAGATAAGTTATTTAAACAAACTGGATCTGTTTTTGCAACTACAAACAATATTGAAATAACAGGTTCTACAACCGGATTGATGAATTCTCCAGATGGTGCAGTATCAAACAAATACGCATTATCGGTATCTCAATCAATTCATGCACAGAACATAAATGTAGGTGTGCCAACCTCAAACCAATGGCAATCAAATTTAGTGGGATCATACTTTAACAACTTTACAACAAATACGGATGTTTCTGAAATATTAAGATTCGTTGCAGGTTTACTATCTGCTTCGGCTCCAGATGCATCTCCAAATACAAAAACATTAAGTTCAGTAACTGCAAATGTGGTTAATAATACAACAGGTACAGCATTGACTGGATATATTCCACAAAGTTCTACCAATACTACTATTACATATTTAGCAAGTAAAGGTTTTGCAACTGCGGGTTCTACTTTGTTAAATGGTACAGGTACAATTTATACA